TGAAAGAATAAAAAAAGCAAAAACTGGATTTAGTTTAATTGGTGGTGGTTTTCAAAGTGCTTCAATTTCTTCGGCAACACTAAGAGCTAATATGGCTTATAGAAGAAGCCTAGAAAATGCCTTAGTTGCTAATTCTAGAAACTTTATGATGAACGGAGGAAGTGCTAGTGGAATTTATAATCCTAAAGCTTATAGCCCAAACTTTAACATACCAATTAATTCAACTTACAGAAGAGATGCTGCTGGAACTGGAATAGTCCCATATTCAAGAGGCGGCGCTGTAATGTCTTATGGTCAAAGACCAATGATAGATGTTACTGGAACTGGTAGAACAATAAATCAAGAATCAACATTACCATCGCAACCTCAACCACAAACTCAACGACCATCAAGACGAGGCAGTTTTTCCGCTGGTGGAGATGGCGTTTCTTTTGGAGGTGTAGCCAAAGCAGTTGGATATTATTCTGTAATTGATAAAGTGGTTGGATTACCTAGCGAAATTATAGATACTAGAAGACAATTTGATGCTTTAAATGCAACTTTACAAACAGTGCTTCCTTCTTACGACAAAACAACTTCCTCTAGTCAGTTAGCAGCTAATGAAATGCAGTATTTGATAAAGGTTGTCAGAACTCTTGGATTAGATTTAAGCGCAACAAAAGAAGAATATGTTAAATTTTTAGCCGCATCTGCTGGCAAAAAATCATTACCACAAGCACGAAAAGAATTTGAATCTTTTGCTAAATTATCAACTGTATATGGTATTGATCCTTACAGATTTAAGTTGGTTATGAATGCGATAACTCAAATGACCTCTAAAGGAGTTGTTACTTTAGAGGAGTTACAAAGACAATTGGGCGATTCTTTACCAGGTGCCGTAAAACTATTTGCTGATTCTTTAGGTCTTACTGAACCTGTATTTAGAAAGTTGGTAAGTGATGGAAGAATTACCTCAGATGTTTTAGCCAATGTGTCAAGACATATTGATAACAACGCTCAAATTACTTCTGGTTTAGATATTGCTATGCAAAAATTAGGGGCAAGATTAAATAGGGTTACCACTAGTTGGACATTATTAGTTGAATCTTTGTCTCAAGGTGAAGCTGGAACAATGATTAATGATTGGACTACTATTTTAGACAATGGAATACAAAGATTAACAAAATCATTAGAAATAATGGGGACTGTTTGGAATAGCTCACCATTAAAAGGAATTAGGAAATTATATGATATTGCGGAAGTTGGGGCAGAAATAACTGGTCAAGCTGTTGGTGCATTCACTTACGATCTTAAAAACGGTGGTAATGAGGGTAGGTCACAACTTAAAGAAAACCTTATTCAGGGAAACTTTGAATATTATAAAAAAAACTTTGCTAACGATAACCCTTTTAATAATCAATTTACACCAATCCCTCAATCTTCTATGCCACAACAAGAAGTTATTGTTAAGATAGTTGGTGAAAATTTACCTACTGGAATTTCTATAAAACAAGAATCTCGATCTTATGGAATGACCCCAAGACCTAGAACTGTAATTGCTGGAGGTTTATGAGCATACTAAGCGGATTTTTTAAAGCAAGTTATAGCATAAATGGCAAAAATGCTCTTTTTTATGCAAGGAATGTTTCTGATAGCGGGTTAGGAAGAAAAACAGTTATTCACGAATATCCGAACTCTTCTGAAAGATATGTTCAAGATATGGGTAAGAAGTCTGGAATTTATGACTTTGATATTGAAATTCAAGAAACTACTTTCTCACGATATAAACAATCTAAAGAGAAGCTAGAAGATAATTTAAACGCAATTGGAAGAGGAACTTTAACCCATCCTACAATTGGCCCGAAAAAAGTAGTGGTTGTTTCTGCTTCTGTTGATGAAGATTTTATCAACCAACTAGGAATTGCTAGGTATAAAGTAACCTTTGCCGAATCAACTGTAAATAAATATCCCGAAGAAGGTTCTAGTAAAAGTGCTTTGTCCAAATGGTTCGATCAACACTTTGCAAGTGCTAAAGCTGCTTTTGATTTTCTTGTTAAATACTATGACATAGGAATTAAAGCAGCTAACACTGCCAGAGATTATATCAAAAATACTACACAAACAGTAAATGACATTGTTTCAACTATAAATGGCGTTGCCGATGAAGCGGCGGCTTTTGTTGCTGATATTGCAGATTTAACAGCTTCTTTGACAGAGCTAATGCAAACGCCATCGAATCTTTCACGAAGATTTCAAAATATATTTGGAGCAATATCTGCAATTACAGATAGTTTTAAAACAATGGTTGACATTGCTTTGAATATTTTTGATTCAAGCAAAAACGAACAATACCCAGCTTCTTCTGCAAGGAATGAACAGCTTAACATAAATAATCAAGAGTTAGACAATTATTTTAAAACATCCTCATTAGCTGTTGCCTGCCTTGCATCAACAAATATTGATTACACTTCGCAAGAAGAAATAGACAGCATGATTAAAAGGTTAAGCACTGCTTTTGATAGTTTGAACCCAGATAAAATAGATGAAGATGTTTATTACAACTTACAAAATTTAAAAGTTGGAACTACAGCATTTCTTAAAAATTTAAGAACTACATTGCCGTTTTATGTTAGCATAAAAACAAATAGTGTACCAAGTGCGGTTTTGACATATAATTATTATGGAACTAGCGATAGGTCTGACGAGATACTTCTTTTAAACAATATTGAAGACCCTGCTTTTGTTAGCGGAAATATTAATATACTTTCCGAATAATGGCTTTTGAAGATAACATAACAATAGATATAGCAGGAGTTAGCTTTAAAACCTTTAAATCCGTTTCTGTAAATGAAAGTTTGGATTTCTTTGGAAAGACTTTTAATATTGACATAAATATTCCAACTCAAGATGCCGATATTTTCTATGAAGGGCAAGGAATTAAACTTTATTTAGATGATGAGCCTTTTTTAACTGGCTATATTGATGAGGTTGATATTGATTATTCTGTTGGCTCTTGTGATGTAAGATTTTCTGGTAGAGATAAAGTTTCTGATTTGATTGATAGCAGAATATCAAACAAAGTTTTTGCAACACCTACAACCTTTGAGAATGTTTTAAAAAAGGTTTTAGAAGCTGTTGGTTATGAAGTTTTAAGTGCTACAAAAATAGGAACTTCGATTTCTAAAATAAAAATACCTTCAAGCCTAACATCTCTGGCAAGTAAATTTAATATTCCAACCTCTTTTGAACAAGGCTTGGCTTTGGCAGAAAATCAAATTGCAGTTATTAACGAATATGGAGATATAGAGCCATTTTCTAATTCCGAAGGAATTGGATTTAGTAAAGATGAAAGTGCTTACGAGTTAATACAAAGACTAGCTGACAAAAGAAGATTAGTCTTAGGCACTGATGGTAATGGAAATATTATTATTAGAAAAATAGGCAACAAGCAAGCTCTTGTGAAATTACAAAACTTGACTGAACTTAATAAAAAAAGTGGATTACTTGGTGGATTACTTGAGAGCGGAGCTTCTGCAACAGTAGATACATCTCAAAATAATATAAAAGATGCTTCCGTTAAAAGGGATTTAAAAAATAGATATTATGAATACAAAATAATTTCAAGCTCAACTGGAACTAATCCAATCAAAACTATTGATCCTGCTACTAACCCTCCTGCCCCAAATCAGTCTTCTATTATTGATAGTTTAAAAAATAATGTAGTTCAATATAGCGGTGTTTTTTATGACGAATCAATAAGAAAAACAAGAAAATTTGTTGATTATGTGGCTAACCTAAACAACTCTCAATGTAAAGATAGAGCTGAATGGGAATGCAATATTAGATATTCTAAATCTCATGTTTATTCTTGTAGCGTAGTTGGATGGAGACAAGGTTTAAGACCAATTACTTTTAAATCTTTAGCAACGGCATTAAACAGCCCTTCTAACGTTATTAAGCCGCAAAAAAATGAGCCTTGGCAAGCAAATCAATTGGTGCAGATAACTGATAACTTGGCTCAAGTAGATGATAACCTTTTGATAAAAGACATTACCTATAATTTAAGCAAAGAGTCGGGCTCTTATGTTAGATTAAATTTGGTTGACAAATTATCTTATACCAATTCTGTATTTGAGCCAAAAATTAAAAAACCAAGAAAAAAATCAAACAAAATATTAAAACAACTAGGAACAGATGATTAGAATAGCAGAAATAAAGAAGTTAGAATTTGTTGGCGAACTTGGCAAAATAAGAGTACAATTTCAAGACCCTGCTTCTACTGATGTTGAAAGTGGAGTTTTAGTTTTACCAACTGGCGATAATGTTTGCCCTTCTGTTGGTGATTCTTGTTATGTTTTATGCGTTGGTGATGAATACGGCATGAATTATGTAATCCCTTATGATGTTGACAACGCCCCTAAGATACTTGAGGGAGAGAAGATTATTTATGGAAAGAAACAAAATCAAATTTATTTCAAACAAGATGGTTCAATAAGCATTACAACAGCTGATAGCAAGCAAATTGATATTACCGCACAAGGTGGAATTAATATTACTGGAGCGGTAAATATTACTGGGAATGTTGATATTACTGGAAACCTTAGCGTTAGCGGAACAAGCAATTTAACTGGGACTACAACTATTGAAACTAAACCATTTATTACTCACACTCATAGTGGAGTAACGGTTGGCGTTGGCAATACTGGAGCAGTAGTCTAATAGTTAAGCCACCAAAGGCAACCCCACCTAAACTTAACTATTAGACCAGAAATAAAATTATAAATAAAAATATTTATGTCAATTAAAGATTTAAAACTACATAAAAATTCTGACGGAATATTTGATATTTCTTTTGAGAATGGCGACTTTGCTTTAACTGGCGGTCTTGAGACTTCTTTTATGATGACAATTTATTGCCAAAAAAGAGAAGATTCAATTGAAGACCCTCGCTCTCGTGGAGGCTGGAGTGGTAACGAATTAAACGAAGATGGATTTGAGCAAGGCTCTTTAGTTTGGACGCTTTTCCAAGAGAAATTAGACGATGATACAGTTAATATTTGTCAAAATTATTTAGAAGATGCTTTCCAATGGTATATTGATAAAGGAATTGCAAAAGAAATTGATATTATTGTTGAAAAAAACATTGACTTAGAAAAATTAACTGCGAAAATTACGGCTATAAGAAATGATAATACTGAATTTGTGCAGTATTATGATTTATGGATAAACACAATTAATGCAAGCTAACACCACGGCTAATGACATTAAACCTACCCTCTAATAGAAAAGAGGTATATAACAGGATTGTTTCAGATGTAACCGCGCAGTTGCCAGACAGCGGGGCGTTTTTGCCTACCTCTTATTTAGGTTCATTAATCAAAGGTTTAGCTTATAGAGTTTATGACAATTATCAGAAGATTCTGATAATGATTAATCAATTCTTTGTAAATACCGCAACTGGCGTTTATTTAGAAAGATGGGGCAATACTTACGGCGTTACAAGAACTGTTGCAACATCTGCAACTGGTAATGTTGTTTTTTCAGGAACTGCTGCAACTTCCATTCCTTCTGGCACAAGCCTTCAAAGCGCATCTAGCATAACTTATACAACACAATCTACTTCAACAATTTCATTAAACAGCGTTTCAGTTTCTTCAATGTCAAGAACTGGAACTTTAGTAACTGTTAATTTTACCGCTGCTCATAATTTAGCAAGTGGCATTACTGTTACAATAACTGGCGCAAGCCCTTCTGATTTTAATGCTTCAAATGTTATAATTACTGTAACTTCTGCAACACAATTTCAATTTACACAAGCTGGAACTGCTGGAAGTGCAAGTGGTACGATTATTGCACAATGGACAACTGCAAATGTAGCTGTTGTTGCAAGCTCTCAAGGACAAAATACAAATATTACTTCTGGTGGAATTTTAACATTAGGAAGCCCAATTGCTGGCGTTAATAATAATGTTTTTGTTGATTTTAGTGAATTATCTGGTGGGACTGATATTGAGGGAGACGCTTCTTATCGCTCAAGAGTTCTATTTAGAATACAGTTTCCTTTTTCGTTTTTTAATGTAAATGCTCTAATTAACCAAGCAAAATTAATTGCTGGTGTAACAAGAGTTTGGATATTTTCACCAAGTAAAACTTCTGCTTCAATTTCTATTTCAAACCTTGTAAGGGCTGGACAAATTGCAACAGCTACCTCAACTGCTCACGGATTAGTAAGTGGCTCTTATGTTACTGTAACTGGCGCAGTTCAAAATGAATACAATGTTGTTGAAAAAAGAGTTATTGTAATTAATGCAAATACCTTTGCTTATCCTGTAAGTGGAAGCCCTGCCACTCCTGCAACTGGTACTATTTCTGCCTCTTATTCTTATGTTGAAGAAGGTCAAGTTAGAATTGGATTTACCAGAGATAATGATGCTTCAATTATTCCAAGCTCAACAGAAGTTATTACTGTAAAAGATAAAATCTTAGAAATTAAGCCAGCTCATATGAGTGATGACGATGTTATTGTCTTTTCTCCGACCGCCGTATCTATCCCAATTACTTTTTCAAGTTTAAGCCCTAACACAACGGCAATGAAAACAGCTATCACAAACTCTTTAACTGACTTTTTTAAGCTATCAAACAACATTGGTGAGAATGTTAAATTAGCTGATATAAACGCTGTTATACAACAAACAATAGATTCAAGTGGAAGCGTGCCAATTTATACTTTATCTGCGCCAAGTGCGGATACAACAATTGGTTTAAACCAAATTGGAACATTGGGGGTGATTACTTTTGTCTAATTTCCAAGCTCATACATTAGAACAGCACCAACAGGCGATTAGCCAGTATATGCCTAATGATCGGCTATTTCAAGCTAAGAATGTTAAAGGCACTAATCTTTACAAGTTATTCTTAGGATTAGGCGGTGAGTTTACAAGAGTTGATGAGATATTTCAAAATGTTTGGGATAATACCAATATTTTGACCACAAACGATTTAGAATATATTGCTAGATGGGAAGGTGCGGTTGGAATACCAGATGATTGCTTTACACAAACAACTTCACTTTCTTTAGAAGAAAGAAGAGAACAGGTTTTAGTTAAACTGACTTCTTTAGGAGTTTTAACAGAACAAGATTTTATTGATTTGGCGGCTATCTTTGGATATACGATTGAAATAAGCAATGGGATAGAATATGGAACTTTTCCACTAACTTTTCCATTTACATTTTTTGCGAATCCTAAACAAGCAAGATTTACAATGATTGTAAATATGCCAACAAGTTTAGCTCCAACATCAGTTTTCCCCCTAACCTTTCCTTTCACTTTTAGTAGTGGCGGTGGGTCGGTTATTGAGTGTTTATTTAACAATCTAAAACCAGCTAATACATCAATTGTTTTTAATTATATTTTATAGAAAATGGACATAGTATCAAAGATAAATGGAAATACATGCTCTGCAACAGAGTTTAACCAGATTCCAACAGAGTTAGAAGCGTTACAAACTTCGTCTGGTCAAACTTCGTCTGATGCAATCTTAAACCAAATTTCAATTGCAACATCAAGATATGCCGCAAATAATTTCTACATAGATAGCGGAGCGGCTGATGCTTATGTTCTAACGCTTGCAGCCTCATTTACTAACCCAGTTAGTGCAACTGCTGGTTATTTTACTGGAATGACAATTCGCTTTAGAGCTGGAAATGCAAACACTGGAGCTTCAACAGTCAATGTAAACTCTGCTGGCGTTAAAAATCTAAAGCAAGCTGATGGTACAACAGATTTAGCTGCTGGAGATATTCCAACAACTGAAGATTCTGTTTTTAGATACAATGGAACTGCTTTCGTTTTGCAAGTTGGGGCTGCATCCACTACCGCTAAAGGTATTGTAGAGCTATTAACGAACGCAGAATTAGCCGCTGGAACTGATACTACAAGAGCTGCCACAGCGGCAGCAATAGCTTCGTTATTTGGAACCAGCTTAAGATCAACAGATGGCTACGCTAGATTACCTGTAAAAGTTGGAGGGGCTTTTGTTGAAATTATATTACAGTGGGGTGGTTCTTCAAATTCAGGAACATCAAAAGCGGTGACATTTCCCTTGGCATTTCCAAATGTATTAGCTTCATTGCAAATTACTTGCGAATCCTCAAACCTTTCAAACAGAGGCCCTCTGGCTTGTTATCAAGGCCTTACATTAGCAGGTTTTAATTGGGGAGCGGAAAGTGGTGGAATTACACAAACAGTTGCTGGAACTGTTGCGATGAGATGGTTTGCAATTGGATATTAACTTTAAGCAAAAAATAAAATGATAAAAGTAAATTACGATACAGAAACAACCTTAGTAAAAGGTTATTATCCCGATTCAATCAACTACACTTTGATCCCTGAGCCATTTATTGAGATTGAAGATGATGCACAAGTTTTAGACAAACAAATGTGTGTAATTGATGGAATTTATCAAGAATATGTAATGCCTGATAATTTGGTATTAGAAGAATTAAAAAGCCAAAAAATATCCGAATGCAAAAACTATCTCACAAACACTGATTGGCAAATAATTAGACTTTCAGACCCAACATCAGGCGAATCTTTGAAAGAAGGCGTTGCTGATAATAGAGCTTTAGCAAGAAGTTTGCAAGATCAGATAAAAGCTTGCACAACTTTAGAAGAAGTAAACGCAATTAACATTAATTTTCAATAAATATGCTAGGATTATTAGGAAGCTTACTGGAAGATAATAGCTTAAAACAACAAGGATTTTGGAATGCTTCAACGAATACTCCCACTTTAGCCAATAGTGTTGGAGTTCAAGGTTATTACTATGTTGTTTCTGTTGGCGGCACTGTCAACTTTGGAGCTGGAAACATTACTTTTACTGTTGGCGATTGGGTTTATTACAACACAGCTAATCAATGGGTTAAGTTTGAAACTGGTGTTGCTTATACACCAGAAGATGTAGCAAATAAAGCAACTACTTTTGGAACTATAAACGATACTCTTTACCCTTCCGTTAAAGCAGTTAATGATCAATTAACAACGAAAGTAAATAAAGCTGGCGACACAATGACTGGCAGTCTTAACTTTAGCGGAAACGGCTTAGATATTACTGGCGATTTTTCAAACGCAACTCGTGCAAACCGCCTTGCCCTTCAAACATCAACTGTAAACGGAAATACCAGAGTTCCTATACTTCCAAATGGCACTGCAAGACTTGCTGGCATAGATTGCCACGATGGCGCTGATGCTGACAATTCTTCATTTTTACAAGTCCATTCCGACGGCACAAATAATCATTGCGGCTTAAATTCTGGAAAAGTTGGTACTGGCGTGGGAAAAGATTTAGTGCTTCAAGTTGAAGGCATAAATAGAGCTAAAAGTAGTTTCGTAGATGGCGGCTTCCAATATTTACAAGCTGTAAATGCACAAACTGGTACAACCTATACTTTAGTTGCTGATGATTTTGCAAAATTAATTACTATTAATAATGCATCACCAATTACAATAACCCTTCCTCAGCAATCAACAACTCCAACAACTACGGGCTTTTTCGGTAAAGTTAGAAATTTGGGAGTTGGTGTTATTACTTTTGTTAAAGAAGGCGCAGAAACTCTGGACGGCAATACAACTTTAAACCAATTTGGCGAAGTACTTATTGAAAGACCTACTACAACAAAGTGGTCAATAGCTTACGGCACAGCATTAAAACCTTGGCAAATTGAAGCTACAAGAGTTCCTTCAGTTCCAGTTGCCGGCACAACTTATGTTTTAGTAACTAAATCTAAAAATCCTTTTACAATCACTGGCTTTGTTCAACAAGCTACTTCGCTCGGAACTGCTGGTACTTATACTGTGTTTATTAACGGCGTAGCAATAACTGGTTTAACTGCGGTTGCAAATACAACTACAATCAATGAAACCGCAGCAACTGCTTTAAATAGCGTTAGTGCGGGAGATCAAGTAACAATAGTTCTTACTGGGATTGTTGCACCTGTTGGCTGGATTGGCTCTATATCAATTTTAGAATCATTATAATATGACAACCCTAACTCAAAAAACTCCATTAGTTATACAACCTAATTGTTCAAATTGTTTATTGTGGATGCGACCGCAAGATGTTAATGCGGAAAACATGACATTTAGTGGTGGCAGACTTGCTGCAATAAAAAATTTGGCAAATAACCGCATTTTAATTAATAACACAGTTACTGCCAACCAACCTAGCACTGGTGTTGAAACGATTAACGGATTAAACGCTATTGGCTTTGACAATGACAACAACCGTTGGCTGCTAACTGGTCTTCCAGCTTCAATAACCAATTTTACTGTCTTTTTAGTTGTTCAGCAATTGGTTAGTGCGACTCAAGGCATAGTCTTGGGCGGAAGCACTTCCGTTCAAGTAGTGAGAATGTCTACCACTAATTTGGGTTACAACTCCACAGACGGCACAACTGGAATTACTTTAGCGGCTGGAGCATCAGTTCTTACAGCACCAGCAATTTTTGCAATTACTGGAAATGTTGCAACATCGACTCGAAATCTTTATAAAAATAGCGCAACAATTGGAGCTACTGGTGCTTATGATGGTGCCATTGCACCTGCTGACTTTGGTACTGCAACTGCAAGTTCGGGTAGCGCTCGTGGTGGTTTTAAGCTGGGCGAAACTATTGTGTATAAAAGTGTGCTTTCAGCGGATGAAATAACTACAATTATGCGATATTTAGCCAATCAATGGGGGGTGATTCTTACTTAGTATGGAAATAAAAATAAAAATAAATATTTTTGACACTTTTCAAGAAGCTAAACAAGCGCAAGAATACGATCATCTTTATCAAAAAGCGGTTGAATTAGCGACTATTTGTGAAGTTAGCTTAGAAACTATACGCCAGAATAATTTACATATTTTACAAGATGGCGTTTTTGCTTTAGAGGCGTATGTTATTGAAAATAATATTGTAATTCATGATTTAGATTTATATAAGCGTGTCATTAAGCATTGGAAAATTACAACTGGCTGGTCTGATCATTTTAAATACAAAGATAAATTTGCTTATTTGAAAGATCACTCGGATATTTGCTGGGAATGGATAGAAATAGATTCTTCCGAAATAATGCCATTAGACATTGAAGGGGAGTTAAGTTAATGGACGAAATACTTGATACTGTCAATTCTTTAATCTTAAAAACCGCTGGAGGCTTAATAGCTCTTTGGGGTCTAATAGGTTACGGATTAGTAAAAATTTTTGGATTTCTTGGAGGTTGTGCATTCGAGGGCGCAGTTAGTAAAGGTTTAGAAAAAATGATACCTGCGGTAAAATCTGAATTTAAGAAAGAATTTGAATTTATTAAAGGAGATGTTAGTGAATTAAAAGAAGAAATTGGAGAATTAAAATCTTCAATTGGAAGTTATAGAAAAGTTAAGCATGATATAGAAACTGAAAATAAATATTTTGTAGATGCTTTGATTTCTAAAGATGAAGAGATGTTGGATGAATTTAGGGAAATTCTTATTAAAAGAGGAAAAAGAAAAAACTATGAATAACCAATGCGATAGACCTTTAACAAATGCAGAAGTTGCTTTGAGAATAGTTAAAGAGTTTTTTAAATTCTTTTCTAAACCTCCGTTAAGAGCCACATTTTTTTCTATAAGTTTTTGTAGCGGCATGTTTTTTTTTATTTCTAAAATTTCTGTATTTGATTGTATTGAGGGGGCTAAATGGTTAATTTCTTTACTGTAAAAATGATTGAATATTTAAAAACTGTTGCTATCTTTGTAGGCGTTATTGGAATTTTCTTTTGCGGTAAAATAAAAGCTGAAAAGAAAAGACTGGAAGAAGAATTGGAAGAAAAAGAATCTGAAATTAAAAATATAAATGAAACTCAAGAACGCATTGCGAAATACGATAATACTCCTATTGCTGATAAGCGTAACTGGTTGCGGTCACACAACAAAACAAAGTAACTTCTGCCAATGGGCAAAGCCTCTTCCTACTGGCGAAAAAGAAAGTGTTTATGAAGAAATATTATCTAATGAGATGATAAGAGTGTTATACATTTATCAAAGAGAATATAACTGCTCTTGCTTAAAACAATGCCCTGCCAATGATTAAAATATTATTTACTATAATTTTATTATTAGCATCATCAAACGCTTACGCCTACGAGTGGGAAATTCTGCGTGTAGTTGACGGCGATACATTGGAAATCAAAAACGAGTGCTTCCCAAAAGAATTAAAACTATCAGTTAGAGTTTTGGGAATAGACACGCCAGAAAAAGAATCAAGAGCTAAGTGCGAAAAAGAAGCTAAGCTAGCAGAAAAGGCCTCAAAGTTTACTAAGCAATTTATTGGAAAAAATAAAACAGCTACTTTTAGAAACATCAAATGGGACAAGTACGGCGGCAGGTTACTTGCAGATGTTGAAATAAACGGCAAAAGCTTATCAGACGAGCTAATAAAAAATGGATTAGCCCGATCGTACGATGGAAAAAAAAAGGGGTCTTGGTGTAAATAAAATAGCTTTTAAAGTTGTTTCAAATTCTAGCAATGGAGTACAATTTAACACTTCATTTAACTTAACTTTAACTTTTTTATTTTAACGGATCATTAATAGCATCAGTATAAACCCCAATATACTTTGACGAATCAAAAGGCTCATCAAAGTTAAAACAAAAAGCCCAAGCTACAATCATAACAATAGCAAAGAACCCTGCATATATCCACGGATCATTTTTCATTTTTTTTTCTTCAATTAATTTAAGTTCTTCATTAATCTTGGCAACAATTCCATTAGCAAGTTGATAGTGAGCTTGCTCATCAGTTAAGCCACCCCGACGCATTATATAATATAATTCAAAATCCCAATCAAGAATTGAGTCAAATTTCCTATTCCTTTCTGTACTCTGCCCACAAATAACATGATCCACATATTTAAATACTACATATTTCACATCTGGACGGTCAGAAAAATCAACTCCTAAAATTCTTTTAATAATTTCTAAACCTCTTTCTAGCTCCTTTTCTGATAACATTATTTCCCCTCCAATTTAGTTAATTTATCTTTATATTTTGGTTTTGTTACTCCGTATCTAGGCGGAGTTCTCTTTAAATTTTCTCCGCCATGAGCAGGGCAAAATGAACAAGATAAAAGATTTTTTCTTAGCTTCTTGATGACTGATGAATTTGTTTCTTTTAATTTTTCTATCCTTTTGTTTGCCATTTTCATTTTTTTAAAATATCCTTAACAAATCCTGTAAATTTATCATACTCTTTAACGCTTGACATTGCTACCTCAATCCCATTATTTTCAACATGAAGAAAAAATTGGTTGTTAAACAACGCCATAATCATTAAATCAATAAAACTGTTTATATCGTGCATTTCATAATAAGTAGTACTAATTCTTCTTACAGCTACTTTATTGTTAGTTTCAAACATCTCATAAACAAAACGCAAATCATGATTGAAATAAGAAGTTGCTAATTCTATTAATTGTGAATCTTTAAAAAATAATTTACCGCTTACTTTGCCAATATTTGTATAATTATCATTGCCATCATTTGAAAACCCTTCTGTTAAAGTTATGACATCTCCTTCTTTTAAATTGTAATAGCTCAAAAAAGCAGATTTAGCCTTTGAAACAACTTCGTCTATAAAGAATTTTTCAAATTCTTGGTTGGCTTTTGAATATTGAAGATTTTGCTTATTGTATAATTTTTTTAGCTCTTTCATTTACTTCCCCTCCAATTTTCTTAATCTTGCTTCCATGTCTTCTACTTGATTTATGAAGTCGGTTAATAGACAAAATTTTTTAATAACACTATTATCAATCTCGAAACTAAAATCTTTATTATCTGGAGTAAATATTCCATTGCAGTAATAATAAGGGATTATTTGAATATGATGTTTATGTTTTACTAAAATTCGACATCCATAATATGGCAACTCACTAACATCTTTCCAAATACTCACTGGCTCGACACATTCTTCTTTCATGTCGATTTTAGGTTCTGGTTTCGACTCAAGGGCGTTGATTAGATTTTGCGCCCTGCTCAATACCTTCTCCACAATTCCAGTTTCTCCAGTCATTGCTCGCGCTTCTACTGAATCAATTGCTAGTTTAAATCTCTCTAAAGCCCTCTCAACTTCGCTGACTTCACTCATATTCCAAGCAGCTTAAGCATTCTACACTCTTGCCATAATACCTTATGCTGCAATCCATTGCACTTTTCTTCAAGCTCCTTCGCTTTCTTTGCCCAAGCCTCACATTTTATTGCGTTAATTTTACCTCCGCATTGAGCGCAAGGATTAGCAACTATATAAGCTTTGCGCTCTTGCAACTCTTCTTCAAGCTCTTTGTTCTTAGCTAGTAGTGCTTCGTTTTCTTTCTTTAATCTTGCATTAGCATCATAAATTATGGCGTTATCCTGCACGACAGTAAGTAGAGCAGAAGTAATCGCTTCTAACTCTTCTTGGAGTTCTTCGATCACTTTCATCGCTTTAAAGAATTCATTATTGGTCGGCTCAAACTCATATGATTTTTTAATATTATTAAGTTCCTATATTCTCTCGCTTAGTGTTTTAGTTTGCATATATTGTTATTTTACCTTTCATAGTTAGTTATTATTTATTATTTTAAATTCACTATATCTCTTAGCCATCATTCTCTGTATTTTATACACCGCCCTCAAATATATCTGTTGAATATTTTGGTAACTAGTATTCTCAATTTTAGCTATTTGGTTAAAAGTCATGTAGTACTCATAACTTCCTCTTTTGCATCTCATATTGTTTCAATGATTAATTAAATATTTACAAAGCAACGCTGTAAACTAAGATAGGCGTGCAATAACGCCTTGTTTTATTTGTGCGACTGGATTTGAACCAGCGATATATTAACTTTCATTAACTGCCTTATACCAACTATGCTATCGACACTCTCTTAATTCGTGATTAGTCTTTCGACACAGCGTTGCCATAAAAATATTTATAAAGTCGCAATCAATAGAAGTTGTACTTGCTTCTATTAGTCTTTACCCTCCTACCCCTACAAAAGAATCAGATTTAGATACCTATGGCAAGTCTTTGTAGAACCCCAGTATCGTAGCAACATGACCTGTTGTTGCCCGTGTAGATTGCAACCATAAAAATATTCTAGCGCAGGGTTAAGAATCGAATCTCAATCTCTTTAAGCCTTCTTGAACCTAACCAATAACTTCTTAAAAGATCCCAGCTTGTATTATAAAAACACCCACAGCCAAGTAAGCTTTTCCTTCTCTTTTTTAAAAGGCTGTGGATGCTATCCCTAGAATAAATAATACCACTTCTTTAACCTAGGGATAAAAATTATTATCAAAGTTAATTCTTATTATGCAATAGACAAAATGCAAATAATTAAAAATAAATTACTTGATATGATTTAGCTTAGAGATTCAAGGTTTAAAGAATCTTTCTAACTTCACCTAAAATCACTTTATTAAAGAAAACTGGATTGTTTGTAATGTAAGATTTAAAGCCCATTTTATTTAACTTTATGAACCAGTCAAACTGCTCTTCTGTTAAATGAATTTCACTTGGTGCGCCAATCTTCTTTACTTCGCAGAATATTGTTTTTGGTTCGCAGTTGGTCAAATTAGAGCTAATCAAAGTAATGTCTGGAAAACCAGCCTTAGATCCTTCTGCCTTCTTTCTTTTATAGAGATTAATTCTTTGGTATTGAAGCAGATTGCCGCCAGCACTATCTCCATTATCATTTTGCACAAACTCTAATTCTGCATTTCTATTCATGAATTTGATTTCAGAACTAAGGGCGTTGAATTGTTTATGAAAATGTTGCTGCAATTCGCTTTCTGACTTCTTGGCAAGATTCCATATAATTAACTCATCAGCCGTATTTGGCTGCTTAGGAATATCTTTATTGAAAAGTAAGTTAATTCTATCTCTCCATTGCGGGGGAGCTAGTTCATCAAGCTTGGTTAAATCAATTAACTTCTTTTTATATTTTTTGTCTTTCACATTAATTCTCAATTTTAAGTATTTGTTTAAACATCTTTGCTCTATCCGCAGGGGTATCAATTCCATCAAACTCAAATAGATAAACCCTTTTATCTGCAAATTCATGCTCTTCACGATTAACACATTCGGGCAAGCTTTGATAGTATCTAGGATTGCCATTATTAAACCTCAAACTATGCAATACCTTCTTGCCGCATTTCTCGCATGTTTTGAAGAGGGTTTGTTTTATCTTTTTATTTTTCATAAACCATACTCCTAACTGCTTTTTTATTAAATTGTTTAATCTCTACCATTAAATCCTGCGCCAATACATAGCCAAAAACATCATCGAAAATAGCAATCTTGATAAAAGCACTCTTCTCAAGTAACTTAATCGAAGCCTCGTTATCTTTCTTAACTAATGCAATCAGTCTTGGAATACCCAACCCCTTGCACTTCTTTAGATATTTTGGCAACTCAATTGACATTATGCCTTGATTCCAATATTCCTCAATAAGAGAGTATTCCAGATGGGGTAAACCATTTCTTTGTTGCTTTATAAGTCTAATATAACCAATTACTTTACTGCCTATTCTTAACTCGTTTACATTAAAGATCCTTGGAATCATTTTGGTTAGTTAATTTTGAAGTTATTTCTTCTTTTAAGGTTTTAATTCTGAATTCCATTGCTTGATAAGATACTTGAAAAATCTTAGCAATCTCCTTTAGACCATCTTCGTTAATTTTATTGTCGATAATTACTTTTTTTTCTAAAGCATGTTTTATTATTAAGTCTTCTGGCATTAGAATGCTTGCTCCAAATTTATTTGCCTCTATTTCTTCTTGGTCTCCAATGTTAAAATTATCTAGGCTTCTATATTTTACCGAATCCATGGTTCCAAGATCCCCCATTTCCATAGTATGATACATAAAATGCCCCAACTCATGAGCCATTGTAAAACGCTGTCTGTAGTAATGGTCTTTTTTATTAACAGAAATTTTATAGCCACCATCTTGCTTTTTTCTAATTTGCCCAGCAATTCCTTCTGGTAACTCTGCGTTTTTATCAAGCTCAATTCCCCAGCAATGAATTATTGCCTCAACATTAACTGGAGCGTTGCTTAAATATTGTTTAATTTCTGACATATAACCTTTTTAATATTCTTGGTTGCATTAAGCTATTTGTTTCCATTGATTTTTTTCTACTTTAGCAAAGAAACTCTCTTTAGTAACAAGCTCCTCCACTTTCTTATCTTCAATCTTGATTCTTACAATTGAAGTATCAAAGCTGGCAGTAATTACTCTGCCATGCTTATCTTTCCACTTTTGAATTATGTTTTTACGGGTCATGTTTATTTAATTAGGGTTATGAAGCCTTGTGGCTCTAGGTTAGATCAAAAAGTGATTGAATCTGAATCTTCCGCTTCACTCACAAACCCATTACCCTTATCAACTGAATGTTGAGAGATTCCCTCTTCTTTCTCTTTGCCTTTGATAATATCAATCACGCTGGCAATGATTTTAGTGCTAGGAACCTCAACACCTTCTTTGTTCTTATAAGTGCCATATTCAAGCTCACCTTCTAAATAGACCTTACTTCCTTTGTCTAGGTATTGACAGACTTTAGCTAAAGAACCCCAGCAAGAAATATTATGCCAAGATGTTTTTTCTTGCCTCTCTCCAGCTTCATTTTTCCACTTTTTGCTAGTTGCAAGTGAAAAGTTAGCATAGTCTTTTCCGTTTTGCGTTTGACCAATAGCGGGTGTTTTTCCCAAAACGCCCACTAGAATTGTTTTTGATACTGACATTTTAGTGGG